CGGCAATCTGCTCTGGCGTCAGGATGGGCTTCTCAACCGAGGACAGCGCGGAAATCTCAGCCAGTTTGGACAACTGCATATTCTTCAGGCGCTGCGGGTCTTTCGCCAACCGCACGATGCCCATGCACCGCTCGATGGAGTCCACGAACCAACGCTTTGCGTACACCGGCACGATGGGGATGTTGTTGCCCGCGATGTAGCCGACATCCTCCAGCACCTTCGCGCCGCTCAGGATGTACTTGCGGACGCGCTTGCGCTTAATCTTGCGCTGACGGTCTTCTACCGCACCAATGGCGAGGAGCCGCTCCTCAAGCTCGGGGTCATTCTCAAAGTCTGCCGGGGCGTGGCGTTCCTCGCTGCCGTCCAGCATCCGGTAGATGCGGATGGTTTCGGACTTCTCCTCCACCCGGTAGTACTCAGCCACGAACACAACGTCGGGCGTGAACCAGTCAAACTCGGTTTGGCTGACATCCTTGGGGAACGTGGACGGGTCTTCGTCCCACTCAGCCCGGTACGCTTCCGGAGTCATTGCCGTTAGGACGTAGCAGCACGAGGCGTCTGCCTTGTCCTGCCGCTTGGCATCGAGGTCAAAGAACACGCAGGAGTCAGCATCGAATATCGGCTCAATGCGGATGCGCTGCCGGTCATCGTCCGGGTCGCCCTCATCCTCATACACCGTGGTCAAGCGCCACGCCCCAAACCCGCCGCCAGCGGCCTCCTCAAAGGCATTGTCGTAGGCTTCCTCGGCTCCGCTGTCCTTCTCGTCTGCCCGGTACAGGCCGTCGCAGGCGTCGGCAAGGCTGTCATCCTTGCTGCCGTCCTTGCTCACGAAGTCAACCGTGATGCGGTTGTTGCGGTACTCGCTGATGGCGCGAGTGACGGCAAGGGCGACTTTGTTGACCTCCAACTTCGGACGGTTGGCAAACTGCTCGCCAATCGGGCCTTCCCACTGAGCGCCAGTAATGGAGTAAAACCGCCGGTCTTGCAGACACTGCTGCCGCTCGTCTTTCAGAGCAGTCTGGATGCGGTCAAACTGGGCCATCGCTTCAGCGTGAAGCGTTGACAGCCTTTGGGAATTGGAAATGCGTGCCATGTTGGCCCTCACGTTTGGGCTGGATTCTCTACCAGCGGCTTGCAGTGGGCAAAATCACGACTTTGGGTGGTTTCTGCTGCTGAATGCGCCTTGTGCCTTCCAGTGCGTAGCGCATGGCGTCCATGCAATTAGAAACAAGGACGCCACCGCAGACAAATTCGTGGAACTCATCAACCGTCAGATCGTACACCTTTCCGGCCTTTGGCCCACGCGAAACGGTTAGCACACGACCTGCCACAAGTACGGGATTTTGTGTGCCGATTGGCAACAAACGGATTCCCGCACTGCACGCAATTGCGCTGCTCGTTGTCCCTTCCACTTGCCCTTCGCCATGCAGATTTGCAGGCGTTGCTGCAAAACCTGTCTCTGTTGCCAAGGGCTTTTGGTTCAAAAACCTTGCCGCAAGATTCGCAACTTTTTGGAACCGGAACAAATTGCTTGTACGCCATAGCGCCAATTTCCCGATGTTTTGCTCGTCCTTCATCGCTTCTATGCCACGGCTTTGTAAGTTCCCGAATCGACTCAAGGAAATGTGCTTGCTGCTCTTTTCGCTCTGCACTCCACTTGTGTCGCTGTGCGTGGTCTTTTGGGTTGATGCACTCAAGGTTTTCAATCGCATTATTGCGCGTGTCGCCATCAACGTGATGGATGTGAAAGCCTTTCGGAATATTCCCGTGAACCGATTCCCAGACTGCGCGATGCAGAAACTTGGTGATTCGCTTGAAGTACTTTCGCTGACTTTGATTCCTTGACTCTGGATATCTCCTCCAAAGCACTCCGTTCCACTCAACAACTTCAACCATGATGAATCCTCCACATTGAGAATGTCATCATCGTATCTCAGAGCGTCGGCACGGACAAAACCATTTACCGTGTAGATTTCATGGTCAGGCGTACAAACCACCTGTCCGTTGTTTGTTTTGACAACGACTGTTTCGCGGTCAACGTCGGTCAATCCCGCAAACAGCACGACACGCCAGCCGCCTCGCGTCCACACAAAGTCATCAGTCGTAACAGTCTCGATGGGGATGTTGCCGCGCATTGTCAGCACCAACTGGCCCTCGGCAATGCAGTGATTGTGCTTGTCCTCAAGGATGGGCAGGACGGCACTGGTCATGGGGTCGGTCTTGTACCCGTAGTGCGTCAACTCATCCACAACGTGCTGGCATCTGGGATGAACCACGATGTCGTGCGACTTCAGGAACTCAACGCCTTCCTCTACTGACCTTGGCCCCTTGACCGCGCCCAGTATCTTGGGAAAGCCGTTCTTCTTCATGTGACTGATGGTTTCCGGGCGACTGCTGTCTGCCACGATGGGCCACTTCTCAGCCTCTGGCACGGTCAGGAACAGGTCAGGCGTGTCCACAATCTCGCAGCCCACTTGGTAGGCTTCATGGTCAATGTACAGCGTCCTGCCCTCGACGTAGCACCGAATCAGCACTGTCGGGTCACTGGCAAAGCCCCAGTCCGCGCCAAAGCGGAACATGGCATTGGCAGGAGCCTCAAACTCATCCACCCGCCAGTTCCGGAATACGCGAGCATTGCTGCGCGTCAGGTACGCGCCGCCCCAAACGTGAGCAAACTTGTCAGGGTCGCGCCGTTGGTCAAACTCCATTTCCTTGCGGAGTACGTCAGGGAACCACGGGTTGTCCATCCAGTTGACCTTGACCACGACCGCGCCCGGTGGCGCATTGTCGCCACGCAGCAACTGGTCAATGGGGTCATTCGCGGACGCCGGGTTCCAACTGAACCACAACTCAGAGCCGGGCTTGCGAATAGTCGGTCGCAGCATATCAAGGCTGCGCTGGCTGATGCTCTGCGCCTCCTCAACCCACGCCCGGTCAAACCCTTCCAGCGACTTGATGCTGTCGTTGGTGTGGTTCTGCATACCCTGAAACAGAATCAGGCCGCGACCGTTGCGGCGCTTGATGACGAACTCCTGCACCTCAAACAGGTCGGAGACGCCCAGTTCCTCAATCTTCAGTTCCAACAGCCGCTTCACGGACTGGGCAAGGCTTTTCTGAATCTCGCGGACGCAGACGCTGCTGGTGTCCGGATCGAGAATGTGCGCCTCAATAAGCAGTTCAGCAAAGCAATGGCTCTTGCCACTGCCTCGCCCACCCCACGCGCCTTTGTACCGAGCCGGATGCAGCAGCGGTTCTGCCCACTCAGGCGTCTGAATCTTTAGCGTTGTCACGGCTTGGGCTTGACGATAACCCGCTCAATCCGCTGCACCGCAATCGGGTTTGCAGCATCGCCCGAGAGTTCCAACTTGTCGCCGTACTTCTTCGGGGCAAGTTTGCTCAGAAGCCATTTGCGCGTATCAACCCTGAGTCTTGCATGAGCAACCGACACGCCATCCAGTTTGCCCTCTGCCGTCATCGCAGGGTCTTGGTCAGCGATGTCCAGCGTATCGTCTGCCATCTTCTCAAGCATGGCATCTCTGGCTTTCGCGTACTGCGCCGCAAGTGTCGCATCTGCGTTGACTCGATTCAAAAACCCGTTGATTGTCAGTCCCACTGACATTGCTGCTTTACGGCAGGAATAGCCCTGCTGCATCAGTTCCAAAACGGTCTTGTTCTGGGCGGCTTCCACCTCAGGCTCAGGGGGCTGAAACAGTTTGGTCATGTCCGGATTTCCTCAAAACTCACTGCGACACGCCCGGCTTGCGCGTATCGCTTGGTGATGTGGAGTGTAACGACCTGCTTGTCATCCTCAAACACCACCCCGTTACAACCGTCTAGAATCGCCTTGGCGAGGTTATCGAGGTCGGGGGCTACCGTGGGAAGGGTCTGCCCTAAACTCGCCTCCTGCGCCTTCCTGTGCGACCAAGAGGCAGGTATTGGGAGGCTGAACGTCATTACCGCGCTGACTGGCCCCGAAAGCAGCGGTTGACCCCGCATTGCCAGTTTCGCGGCAAACCCAATCTGCGCCTCGTAACTTCGGGTCTTGGCGTCCGTGAAGTGCCGGACTCCCCGGTTCAACCGCATGACCCGCGCCCGGCGCCAAGCCTCAGGGACAATCTCCACGATGAAATCGCACTTCAGCGCGTCCATCAGCGC